AGCGGCTGTCCATTGGAAACTACCAATTGGATATACACGAGATATATAATCTGTCAATGACGGCGTTTTGAATGCCACATTGTGCGTTCGAATAGCACCCTCATCGTTATCTTCGATAATAATTGGGGCAACATCCGTAAAGCGTACAGATTGTTCAGTTTGATCTGCGTGCAATTGTTCGACAGTATTTGCTGCTTCTGTCGTAGCAGTTGTGATTTCAGAATTTGAAGAGTCGGTAAGATTATATATTGATACAAGGATAGTAACCTCAAACTAGACCTTGCATATGGTAAGAGTCGTCAATCTCCATTGTGTAAACAAAATTGGATGGATTACCATTTCCACCCAATATGGATATTACAATTAGTAGCTTTTGTTTCTCATTGCAGCCAGCAATGTATGGTAATCATTCCTTCTCAAAGCTAGAGGGGTACTGAGTTCATAAGATGCTTTCATAATAATGTCCACATACTCATTGTACTCAACTTTACCATAGTGTACCATTTCCTGACAAAAGGAATCAAAGGTAGACTGCATGTTGCTAAGCATGGTGTTCGACGAAGGTCTGCACCACTGCATTGTCTCGTGAATTGAGTTTTTCTCCAATGGAGCATAAACCCAACCCTCACGTTCAACAAATCTACGTTTCAAATACGAAACATCATCAATGTGCTCATACTCTACCTCAATTTTCCCTTTGGAACATGATGTATAATCTATCCCATGCAATTTCATAACATTGGCATACGACTTAGCGTTAAACCACGGGACCATCTCAGATACTCCGGATAAATTATCATCACCATACGCAGCAAATTCTACAAATTTTCTAAACGTAAATGGATCCATCTTATACTCGACACTCATAAACATATATGCATAACGAAAAAGAATACTATTTACACAACAATTGATATTTGTAGTCAATGGCGTTCCCGAAGGATTACCACGAAAACATCTATACAAATCACAGCCATTAAGATGGATAGCATTGAATGTTGCGATAAAAATGCATCTACGAATCATATAATGCTCATCATTGTAGTAAGCTTGGATAATATCCAAAACTTTCATTATAATGTCAAATGGCAATCTTTTGTCGTAAGCAGAGTAATCTCCTGCGATAATGCGATTTTTGCCAAATTTTGTGATTCTTCTATGCAGTACTGTCCAATCATAAGAATGGGCATCTATACCAACAGACACTTCGCCTGTATTATTTTCCATGCAGTGTGCGATGAAGTTCAGGAAGTATTTACGTGTCAAGTATACCAAATCCATTGGTAAACAGTTGAATACACGTACCTTTCCTTTTTCAACTTTTTCTGTTGGAAGTCTCTCGTCTTTTGTGTTGTCAGTGCAGATAAATGGAGGAACAATACCGTTACGCATTGCTTCTTCTTTTTCTGCGATGATTTCACGCATTTCTGGCTTCAACTCGTATTTATCGTCCTCAATGAGAGTGACAAATGGATATTTATGACCTTTGGGGTCAGTGAAAGCCATAGGAGACTTTGTGTACGGATACCCTGCGGAAGTGTTCAGATTGATACCAGCCAAGTATGGATGACCATCAACACCATTGATGTTTTGATGTTCAGTCAATATCTTGTCTGGCATTTCTTTATACCGCGACTCCGCACTCAAAATGGTGTCCTGAAAATCATCTGACGCCATTTGGAGTATTTCCGGATCGAATGTCTTTCCGGGTACGAATTGCTTTTCAATTGCAATTCTCATCGGATTGACAAAATCACCATTGGAGTTGGTGAAACATTTCAGAGGTGAAGGTGACGTAACTGGAGGCCACGGTAACACATTGTGATACGGTGACGGCTCTATTTTTGTCTCACTTGCATTTCTGAATTGACTACTAGGAAGGAACGCACCAAGATAAGTGATTTTATCATTGCATGCGATTTGGCCTTTGCCTGCGTCAGTAGTAAGATCTCCGTGAGCTCCTTGGGGAAAACAATCCCTGAGGGCTTTCACTTTGCTCTTTACATACTCACAGGACATTGAGTTG